AGAAGTGTTGATGTCAAACTTCAACATATCTAAGCATGGATTTTTACCTTCTGCTTTCATTACATTAAGAAAAGCTTTGATGTGCTTAACCGTTCTTTGCAGCCTTTTAAATTTATGTCCTTCTTCTGAACACTTAATTAAAAACTGCTTCATTACCTGGTGTTTAAATTCAGATAACAAAACATTCTGCATGTATGGTTTTATTCGATTATTCAAATCAGAAACATGACCTGATAAACCGCTCTTAGTTAATGCAGTATTTGGATTGCTAGCTATTTCTTGTCTTTGCAAAACAAATGCTTCATAAGCATCAACGAAGTGATCTTTACAAGGATTGAGTATTGCCTGGTCTTGAGCTTTAGTAGCTGCATACTCTCTTGCTTGCGTCTTGTTTTTAAACAATCCTTTATGGATCTGTTTACGGTCTGACTTTCTTAGAACAACAAAGCCACCTCTTTTTTTATTTATATAGTACATACTAATTTAATATTGAAAGTACCTTATTATGCAAGCACTCGATCGATGCAAAGCAACCGCTCTTATATTTTACAACCATGAAATGAGACTGTCTAAAACAGGTCAAATCTTGGTGTAAGAATGGTGCAAAGATTTTTCTACCTTGAGTATCAGGTAGGATTTTATGCGAAAATAAGTTGTTCAATATTTCCTTCATCATTGTTTATCCAAGTAAAACTTGAAGTAGAAGATGAAGTAAGGCGTGACAGGCAGGCGCTCTAACCAACTGAGCTACACCCCCACTTAACTTTTTGCAAAACTTGGTGCAAACGTGGTGCAACTCTAAGCGCTGTCACCACTTCAAACTTCTTCTACAAGATGCTTGTTACACTCTTTATATATACTTTATAAGAAAATAAAAGACCTCATTTACACCAGTAAAATGAATCTTTTTTTACACCAAAATAGGATTATATTATTATTAATGAAAGAATTTAATCAGGCGAGAACACAGCAAAAACTTGAGGAAGTGCTTGATAGTCTGTGTCGTTTAACTGGAAGAGATATATTTGTCATACTGCCGAAGCAAGTAGATAAGAGAATACCTTATTTGAAGGAAGAGATTAAAAAGACTTTAGATCTAATTGAGAGAACTATTTAAATCCTTTTAACATATTTGTATAAGCCTTAGCACTGATTGTGCTTTTCTTTTTGCTTCTTGATTTGCCAGCTTTCTTACGTTTATTGATATTGTAGTATAAACCTTTTCTTGCTGTCTTGCCGCTTTTAGTTTTATGAAAACCTTTTTTCACGAAACCTCCTTTGTTTTATTTCTGTTTTATAATTATTAAGTTTTGCCACGATGGCAGCTCTCTCTTCAGCAGAGATTACTTTTTCTTCTTCTTGTTGAAGTTGCTTTTTTTTTTGTGGCTGTAAGCCTTTTTCTTTTTCTTCTTGTACATTGGTGTCCTTATGGTTGAGCCAGTCTGTGTGGCAATCCTTAGTAGCTGGATAACCTGGAGTTTGTTCCATACAGAATGTGTGTTGAGTTGCAGTTACAATAAAGCTTTCATTATTGTGACCGCAGTAATCGCATTTAGGTGCGATGATAATTTTACGTTTTCGTTTTCTACTTCCAGGCACGACAGCTCCAATACCTAGCCTTAGTCTTAGGACCAGGAGTTGAACAACGATGTCTCGCTAAAAAAGATTTCTTTCTGCCTGGCTGATTTTTTTTAATACTCATTGTCTTACTTCCAAAAGAAACTTTCTTTACCTTGCTTCCATCTTTTACATAGACATAAGATTTTTTAGATCCGCCTCTTACTGGTTTATTAAGAGTAACTTTTTTTCCACGATATGTTGCCATTAGTCTAAATTAGATATGCTTAATATTTTGCCGTCTTTAACTACTGCTTTAACTTGCATACATCTAAATTCAGCATTGTTTGTAGATCTCATTGCTATACGTTTACGCTCTAAGCATTCACCTAAATTTTTCATGAGTAAGTGTTCTTTCAAAATTGGTGGATCGCCTAAGAATAATAAAAGACTAATTACTATTTCCATTTAATTTTCTTGTTAGGTTTTTTAAATATTCGATGTTCTCTTGCGCCTTCTCTAAAGACTTCTCTATGTTATTAATCATAACCTGTGAGTGAATGTTTTTGTCTAGCAGCTCCTGGTGTTTAGCTATGATCTTTGCGTTATGTTCTATAAGCATATAGATCTCTAAATTCTTAGGTGTCTGTTCAGCTTTCTTTAAAAGATCTGATGACATTAATTGATCTTGAGTTTCTAGTGCTGTTATTCTGTTTGTTAGTGCTGAGTAGCCAAACACTGTTGAGGCAACAAGAGCTATAACCATTATTAGATTAGCAATAGGCATTGAGATCTTACTCTTATCGGAAATGTTTAATTGATCTTTCATCTACCTTGTCCTCTATATTTCTTAGGTCTTTGTTTACCTGGTCCTACTTTTTTTCTTATTCTTCCTGGTCTTTTTCTTGGTTTAGTTTTGACGTAGTTTGAAATTCCAAACAGACCTTTTTTCTTTGCCATTACTTCTTAAATATATTTGAAATTTTAATACCGAAGCTTGCTGCTACGATTGCACCAAAGATATAGAAGATCTCTGCTGGCATAGCCGATAAGACTTTAGCCCAGTTCATAAACCTTTCAGTCTCACCAATTAGAGGTAAACTTAGAATTACTAAAAACCAAACAAGTATGAGTTCATCTTTAAAACTACCACCGCTCTCTTTAATTTTAGCAATTTGAATTTCTTTTTGGCACTCGATCTCTGTATTACGCTGCACTTCTTTTTTCTTAAGATGATGCTTAAGTGCGCCAATAGAATTTTCTAATAATGTTTTTCCTAGTAAATTAAATATCATTAATATTTCCAAGCATTAGGTCTCATGTCGAAGCCTTCAGCTGCTGTTAGGTTGTCAATATGGATAAATGATTTTGCTACACCTAAGCCTGTAACTTTAGCTGTAAAGTAATCAATAAGTTGTTTTCTGTGTTTACTATCTTTGACTGAAATATCTAAAGCATGACCTGTAGTGTGAGGTCCGTTTGCTCCAGTGCTAGACACGCTTGCGTTATGTGAGCTGCACCTGTAAGCGCTTGTAATAGATAAAGATCCTAGTTGATCTCTAGCGTCTTGCAAAAGATCTAAGATCTCTGCATTTACTTTAACAGCGGCACAACCGCATTTACATTTAAACTCATCAAGCTTAAAGTTTTTCCACTTTTCCTTCCACTCGCTTTGTTCTTTTATGTAAGTTGACATAATAATTTTTTACTCCTAATTTTTTTTGAATTTCTGATGAGTATCTTTTGCGGTGACGTTTATCGTCATCACATTTGACATCGTATAGTTCCACCTCACCTGTCTTGATATTTATACGAACTATATCTATTGGTCCTTGACCTTGTATATTTTCAAATAGAAGATGATCGTCATCCAACAGATCTATTGCAGCTGTTAGATGAGCAACAATCCCACGATTGTAATACTTCACTAAAGAATTTTATTTAATAATAAAAATAGTTCACCTAGTACGGCTAAACCTACAGCACCGAGTACATATAAAATTCGATCAATGTCTTTTTTTATATGTGCTAGATGATTGTTTTCTAACGTATCAAGTTTTTCGTTTATGATCGCTACTTCTTTATCTAGCTTTTGGACAAGTTGATCTGTTTCTTGCATGGTTATTTTTCCAATTTAGAAATTAAATCTTTCCAAAACTTTTTAGTTTTCTGTATGATTTTTTTCATAATTTATTACGGTTTTGTAGGAAACGTAACTGCATCAACATCTGCTGCTGTTGCATCACTTGATATAGTTCCAGGTAGATCTCTAAGAGATTGTCTGTATGTGTTCATATCATCAGACATAGCCACATCGGATAAACCATAGTGATCTGTTTCTTTTAATAATTGATTTCTTTTACTTCTTAAAGCTTCAAGAGATCTGTCTTTAGCACCAGCTGTCCATGCTGCTTCTTCTGCATCTCTAGCTGCTTCTTCTTCTGCAGTGAACTGAATACGTTCACCATTTACCATTTTATATCTTGGCATAGTTTACTCCTTATTGATTATTATTATTTGTGCCTATTCATTAGGCTTGAATTTTTTTTAAAGAACTCCGTACATATCTATTGTACCAGCATCTATATTTCCTGAAC